CAGAAAGCCCGCTCGACCTCGCGGAGCTGCTTGGAAAGGACGGTGCGGAGTGAAGAACCTAATCTGCAAGCTACTCGGTCACAAGTGGCGCGATACATCGTATTGGGAGTTTAAGCGCGAGAACGAAAAGCAACTTCGCAGGAAGATATCGCAGTGGAGTTGCGACAGGTGCGGAGAAACAGATGTTTTCAAAACAAATCGCTGGCAACCGGATTTGCCCATTGACAGATACAAGTAACCCGTGATATACTACCATTACAGCGAACGGGTCAAAGACCCGAAAAACATAGCCGCGATGTTCTCGCCTTGTATCGAGTTTTGTAGCGGATAACGAGAATTAATTTTGCGGCGGTGAATTTAACCGTATCGGACGTGACAATCCGTAATCACGTGGAAGTCGTGACCGCAATTAAGTTTGTGCGGTGGCGACAGAAGGTATACGCGATTGGGAATGGATGATCTGTAGTGCATAGCTAACACACAGACCCGATGCGACGAAAGTTCGCACAATATCATCTATGCGAGGTGACGCACCACTATCTGTGGCAAATCCTCGCCCGCACAATGTTCACCAGCCTTCTTCATGGGCGACACTCTCCTTCTTGCGTTGAGCGTACTCGAAAGGGTGCGCTCTTTGTTGCTTCTTGACTTTAGCGCAATAAAGTGATAAAATGCAATGGAGAGAATATGCACGAGAGGTGGTTTAAGCATGCCCAACATATTTACTGGATTAAGCACATTCTGGACAGTGTTGATCTTAATATGGGCTATATCGACCGTTTTATATTACATACTAAAATTCATCATGTGGATCACCAAGAGGTAATTGTCCATGACGCAAACAGGAAGACCTAAGATCGAATGGGACGAGAAACAATGGGAACAATTTCAAGCGTTGTGTGAGATTCAATGCACGGCGGTTGAGGTTTGTTCTGTTATGGGCGTGTGCGAGGAAACGCTTAATAGACTTTGTGAGGATCAACTTGGGATGCGTTTTTCGGAGTATATAAAAAGCGAATCCGCAGGAGGGCGCACAAGCCTTAGGCGCATGCAGTGGGACGCGGCTAGGCAAGGAAACCCAACAATGCTTGTTTGGCTTGGCAAGCAGTATCTGGGGCAGTCTGACAAGCTAGAGACGCAAAACCAGAACATGAATTATGATATGGGCGTTGTAGAGCAAGTTGAAAACGCGGTGCTGGAAAAATGACGCGCGAAGAAGCCGTTGAGTTCCTTATCACAAGGCCGTATAAGTTGGGGCATCTAATCGGGTTCACGAAGCTAACGGTACTACACAACCAATGGATAATCGACATGGTGCGCGGTAAAGAGGATCAGACGCTACAGGCGCACAGATCGAGCTATAAGACAACGTGTGTATCAATCGCGCTTGCGTTGATTGTGGTTCTGCTCCCGAGACTGCGAACGTTGTTCATGCGCAAGACGGACGCGGATATCAAAGAGATCATCCGGCAGGTGCGCAAAATACTAGAGAGCCAGCAGATGCAGTACTTCGTACAGACGATATACGGGGTTAAGCTGATACTCACAACGGCGACCGTGAACGAGTTAAGCACGAACTTGACGAACGATCCGCGCGGGACTCCACAGCTCACGGGGCTGGGAACGGGCGGTTCACTCACTGGTAAGCACTTCGATAGAATCTTTACTGACGATATCGTGAACATCCAAGACCGCGTGAGCAAGGCAGAGCGCGACCGGACGAAGATCATCTATCAGGAGTTGCGGAACATCCTCAACAGGGGCGGCAGGTTCTTCAACACTGGTACTCCGTGGCACAGGGATGATGCATTCTCGCTGATGACAGAGCCGGAACGGTTCGATTGCTACAGCACGGGATTGATCGACGCGGAAGAGCTTGAAGTCATTAAGAACAATCTCACGCCGTCACTGTTCGCCGCAAACTACGAACTGCGGCACATCGCGGCAGACGGTCAGTTATTCACCGCTTCACCGAAGTTCGACAGCAACAAAGAATTGTTCGTAAACGGCGCGTGTCAGATCGACGCGGGATACGGTGGCGATGACGCAACTGCTTGCACTATCGGAGTGAGGCGCGGTGACACGATATACGGTTACGGCATGAAGTTCAATAAACACGTTGACTTCTGCTTGCCGGAGATTCTGGCGAAGTGCGACGAACTACGCGTGGGGTTGATCTTCTGCGAGTTGAACGGCGACAAGGGATATCTGGTCAAAGAGATTAGGCGGCTGAACTATCGCGCTCAAGGCTACAGCGAGAGCATGAACAAGAACCACAAAATCAGCACACACCTCCGTAAATGGTGGGATAAGATCATCTGGCTAGAGGGCACAAGCAAGGAATACCTCAACGACATCATGGACTACACCGAAGATGCGGAACACGATGATTGCGCGGACAGTGCCGCGTCACTGGTAAGATACTTAGACAAGGAATGAGGATTTGAGACATGTGGAAACGCTTCTGGGAGTGGGTTAAGTCGTTCTTCAAGAAAACACCTGAACCAGTACCGTCTACGTCCTACGCGGATAACTACGAAGATATCAATGGCGAGAACATCACCGCGACCATATCCAACGCGCTTGCATCGAAGGTGTACGGCGATAGCGATATGGTTATTGACGGTACAGGAAAGCGCGTCGAGCTTTTGCAGGACACGCTCAACTCACTTTGGGCAGATGATATGCCGTGGATCACCGCGCAAGCGTTCGGCAAGGGCGGTATGGTTCTGGTTCCGACTGTCACGGGCGGCGAGATCGTCATCACGGCGGCGAATCAGGAGCGGCTATTCGTCACCGAGCGCAGAGGACGTAAGGCATCAGGAGCGGTTCTGCTTGCAGAAGTGGCGACCATTGACACGTACGAATATCAACGCTGGATTAACTACACGATGGACGAGAACGGCACGCAGATGATTCAGACCGTCATCACCGATTCGTCCGGAGTTCCCGTTCCGTTTGCAACTGTCCCCGCGTGGGAGAGTATCACGCCGGAGGTCACGATTGGCGGCACAGACCGTCTACTGCTTGGTTTCGTCCGTTGCCCGCGTGACAACCGTCTGGAAAGCAAGGCATACGGCGTACCGATTACCTACGGCGCAGAGCGCGAAGTGCTAGAGGTCGTTGAGCATCTTGGCATCTATCGCAGAGAGTACCTTCTCACTCGTCCAATGCTCGGGCTTGACGCTTCACTGTGGAGAAGTAAGACCGACACGGCGGCATCAAGCTTAGCGACCATTGACCAGATCAAGCGGACGGTACAGGACAGTGACACGCCGTTTATTCCGGTTGACTCTCCGGTTATGGGTGACACGGGATGGCAGTTTTACGCGCCGTCAATCCGTCAAGAGGCTATGGAGGCGCGGTTACAGTCGCTCTATCGCAGACTTGAAAAGGCGTGCTCGCTCTCTCAGGGCATCCTAACTGAGCATCAAGCATTGAGCTATGCGAACAAGGACGAAGTACGCGCGGCACAGTATGACACGTTCGCAGTTATCACCGCAATGCGAAAGAACATCGAAGCGGCAATGGTTGACGTTGCGTATGCCGTGGACGTTCTTGCGGAGCGGTTCGGGCTTACTCCTGCGGGTGCGCGTGGCAACTATGAAATCTCTTTCGATTGGGATTACTCCATGATCGAAAGCACCGAGCAGAGCTACAATCAGTTGAGCGACCTACAGACAAGAGGCGGCATCAAGCTCGCACGGCTGGCATCGTGGGTTACGGGCGATTCTCTGGACGATGCACAAGCGGAGATCGAGGAAGCAAAGCAGGACATTATCGCGCCGCTTGACTTTGGTCTTGAGGGCGATGTCACGAACAATGACGGCGCGGTTGCCGACACACTGGATCAGGCAAGCACGGCGGCGGGCAAGACGCTCAACGGAGCACAGACACAGTCGCTTATTACCGTAATTCAGCAGTTACAGGCTAAAGTTATAAGCGAGGGACAGGCGGCTAACATCGTTGCTGCGGCTATCGGCGTTTCTAAAGACGAGGCGTTGAGTTTAATCAGGGGTATCTAGTATGTTGCCGGACGAAAAGATTGAAGCGGCTATCGAGATATTCCAGCTGCGAGTAGACCGCGTTAAAGAAAAGTATCTCCGCATGGTTGGCGAACACATTGCCAAGATCGGCAAGATAAGCTCGACGGACTTGCAGCTAATTGAGCAGTTGCGCAAAATGGACGTAACCATGCAGACCGTAGAACAGGAGCTTGCAGCGGTTTTAAGGCGCAACATAGCAGATGTACGGCAACTGCTCAAAAACGCCGCTACGAGCGTGTACGGCGACGCAGCGCGATTCTACGAGCAGACACCGTTCAAGAATAATGTTGTGATGCAACAGATTCTTCTCGGACAGATCAGGGTAACCGATAGCGCACTGCTGAACCTGTCCAGAACCACGCTACGGTCAACCACATACAGACAAGCGGTTGACGATGCGGTTCAAGCGGTTCAATCTGGCGTGACCACGTACACGAAAGCGATTGAGAGCGGATTGCGTGACGTTGCTGGCGAGGGATTGCGCGTTCGGTATCCGTCCGGCATATCAAGACGAATTGACACGGCGATGCGGCAGAACATTCTCGACGGTGTGCGGAGCGTTAACCAGAAGATTGCAGAAGCGGTCGGCAAAGAGTTCGACGCGGACGGAGTGGAGATCAGCGCACACTTGGACTGTGCAGAGGATCACATTGAGGTGCAAGGCAAGCAGTACACAAACGCCGAGTTTGAGGAACTACAAAGCAATCTTGCGCGTCCGATTGGTACGCTGAACTGTAAGCATTTTGCATTTCCCATCGTCGTTGGCATCAGTGAACCGTCACGAACTGCGGAGGAATTGGAGAATGTCAACCGAAACAGCACCGAAAAGGTGACGATTGACAATCAGACCAAAACGCGGTATAATTGGACGCAGGAACAGAGGCGCATAGAAACAGCTGTTCGCTACCAGAAAGACGTTGCAACGCTTGCAAAAGCGGCAGGAGCGGACGATCTAGCAAGGACAGCGCAGACCAATATCAAGGCGTTACGCGCGGAGTACAGAAAGATATCCCAAGCGGCAGGTATTCCAACGCAATACGACAGAATGAAAGTAGCGGGTTACATACCTGTGAAATAATAATCCGGCGGGATCAAAAACGCAAACGCACGAGGAGCCGACCTCGTAAAAAAGGCGTAATGCGACAGGAGACACATGAAACGCGAAACCATTGAATCTCTTATCCCTGAAACGGTTGAGAACCGAGCGGCAGTTATTGACAAGATCATGACCGAAGCGGGCAAGGACATCACGCGCGAACAGAAGAAGTTCGAGGACTACGACGATATCAAGGAGCAGTTGACCAAAGCACAAACGACCATCGCGGAACTTGAAAAGGTCAAGGGAAGCGCGGACGAGTTGCAGAAACAGATTGACGCTTACAAGACCGCCGAAGCCGAACGCGTGGCGAACGAAGCCAAGACCGCGAAACAGCGGGAAGCCGCACAGCGGTTCGCTGCTGCAAAGGGACAGCACGAGTTCCTTGACCCCGATATTGAAGATGCTATCATGAACAAGTTTATGGCGGCGGTTGACGATCCGGCGAACAAGGGCAAGGGTGATGCAGAGATTTACACCACGCTCACGAAGGATAACCCGTTCTTTAAGAGCATGACCCCGCCTGCAAACATGGGCGGCGTTGGCAACGTACCGAATCCCGACGCGAAAGCGTTACTGCAAAAACAGTATGATGATGCTATCACAAGACGTGACTTCGCTGGTGCGATTGACGTCATGGGAAAGATCAAAAAAATCAAAACGAGCTAAAGGAGCTAGAATATGGCATACACTGACCGCGAAGACCTCAACTATTTGGGGCAGCTCTATCTGATTGGCGCAAACCAGACCCCGTTCCTCAACATGATCGGCGGTCTCGGCAACGGCAAAATATCCAACTCTTTCAACTTCCCGATTGCACAGCCGTGGGCACTCCGTGCTGCGGATCAGGCAACGGCGGTTAAGTCCGAGGCGACTTCCGTTTCTGACACGACCGCGATCACCTACACCCGTGCGCAGGACTACAACACCTGCCAGATCATGAAGTATCCGTACGAGGTCAGCTTTGCGAAGCAGTCTACGTTCGGTGAAATCTCTGGCTTGGCGATTGCGAACGGTGAACAGCCCGTCCGTGACGAGCTTGCTTTCCAGAAGATGGCGGCTCTCAAACAGGCGGCTGTCGATACCGAGTATTCTTTCCTACAGGGCAGCTATGTTGCGCAAAGCACTGCGGCAACCGTTGCCAAGACGCGCGGCATCATCGAAGCCGTTGCGACCAACACCGTTGCGGGCGGTTCTGCTGCTCTGACCAAAGCTATGGTTGACGAGCTTATGCGCGAGATGGCAGCGAACGGCGCGGAGTTTGAAAACATGGTGCTGTTCTGCAATGCGTTCCAGAAACAGGCTATCTCTAATCTGTACGGCTATGCGCCCGAATCCCGCAACGTGGGCGGCGTGAACGTCAACCAGATCGAGACTGACTTCTGCATGCTTGGCGTTCAGTGGGCACCTTACATGCCGACTGGCACGATCCTCATTGCTGACATGGCAAAGGTTTCGCCCGTGTTCTGCCCGTACGAAGGACAGGTCATTGCGGACATTGAAACCGCTGTCACCACGGCGAAAAAGGGCGGCTTCCTCTACATGCAGATCGGTTTGGATTACGGCCCCGAAGAGATGCATGGTACTCTCACTGGTCTTGCGACCGATTAACGCATAGGAACGAATGGCGGGGGTAACCCCCCGCCTACTATGAAAGGAATACCACTATGGCTGAAATCACTATTGACTATAAGAAGGTCAGAAACCCGCAACTAAGAGACTTCATGGAGAACGACTTTAAGGATGTTTTGTTTGATGTTCTTGCGGGTCACGATCATGACGGCTCTAACAGCAAGGCACTCTCGCCCGCTGCGACCGTTGAAAACGACTCTATCACCACGGCAAAGATCGTTGCAGAAGCTGTCACTTCTTCCAAGATTGGCGACGCGGCTGTTACGACTGACAAGATTGCCGATGACGCGGTAACCGCTGCGAAGATTGCAGACGGTACTATCGTTGTTGCGCTGATGGCAGCAAACTCCATCGATTCTGACCAGTACGTTGACGGTTCGATTGACACGGCGCACTTTGCGGCTGGCGCGGTTGATACTACGGCTCTCGCACCCGGC